GGGCCAGATGGGCGTCCCGTTGCGGAGCAGCCCCACAGCTTGAAGGCCGGTGCGGGGGTGGAAGGGCAGGTCGATCTTGGGCATGCGGTATCTCCCATTGCGGAAGTGGTGGAGCCCTGGCGTTGCGCGAGGGCATGCGAAAGTGCCGGGCCAGCCGTACGGCGGGTCCGGTCAGAAAGGTCGAGCAGGGGTTACTGCTGGTCGAGCGCCACCATCAGGTAGCCGTTCGACCAGCCGTCACGGGAGAGAGCGCCGATCGCGTCAGGCTCGGACAGTCCGCGGTCACGCATCCGATTCCGGACCGCGGCCCTGGCCGATTGGCCACCCGAATAGACGATTGAGCCGTCATCGTCGATCTCGACCCGGGACGCCTCAGCGCGGGTGCGGACGGACACGATCCGGACGACGATCACGACGGCTCCTCGGGGAAGATGGAGCCGTATCCTGCCGCCTCAGGCTCGATCTTGTCGAGGACTTGTAGCGAATAGTCCAGCCAGCTGGCACGGCCCATGTGCTCGAAGTCCGGGCGTAGCCGTTCCAGGCGTCGTCTGGCCTCGGGCACATCGGATCGGGTGAGCGGATTCGAGCCGCTCGTGTACGAGTCAGCGAACGGGCCGAACCCGCTCACCTCGTCCACCTGATCCGGAAGGGGCAGGTACGTCTCGAAGTCGGCGCCCAGCACCGTGTAGGAGTGGCCGTGATCGATCGGGATCGTCCGCCCGTCCGCGGTCATCATCCAGTTGCCGGTGTTGCGGTCCTGGTTGGAGATGAGCACGTCCAGCAGGCCAACGAGACTGCCGTCATCGAGGTCCAGCGCCGCCCTGTTGCGGGCATCCCACTCGGCAGGATCGGTTTCGCGGAGCTCTTCCGCCGTGATGGCGTCGTCCACGTACTCCATCCAGATCGAGTCCGGAGCATTCCGGTAGACGCGCGGTGCCCGCAATCCGAGCGCCCGCGCCACCAGGGACGCCGCCTGCTCCGCATCCAGCGCGTCCGGCACGTCAGCGGTCACACCCGACTTGCGGACGACCCGCGTCCCATCGGCGAGCGTGAGCAGCTCGGTGACAGCGGACTCGCCACCCGTCAACTTCTGGCGCGAGATGAGCGGGCGCGGATCCTCCACCGCCGCCGCGAGATCCTCGATGCTGTCCAGACTGCGGTGCCAGCGAGGCACCGGGGCAGCCTCAGGCTCAGGTTCAGGAGCGGTGACCGGTGCGGCACTGGGCTCCATCGCCGGAGCGGATTCGCGCCGGCGCGGCGTGCTGGGGCCGAGCAGGAAGCCGTTCTCGCGCAGCGCTGAAATGGCCGCGTCCCGATCTCCGTCGGCTTCGGCGATGATCGTCTCCGGCATGAGCCTGACCGCACCGCGCAGCCGCCCACCAGCTATGCCGCGTCGGGTGGTGCCCTCCGTGGTGATGAGCCGTCCACCAGCCGTCTGCATACCGCGGCGAGCGTTCACCACCTGGCTCATGTCCGCGCCGAGCCTGACGGCCTCCGCGCCGGCCTTACCGAAGCGGCGATCCTGCTCTTCGGAGCTCATCTGCTCGAACAGAGCTTCCGGCGACGCCGGCACCTCATCGCCCTCGCGGACGGGCATCATGCCGCAGTCGCAGTTCGGGTGGCGTTGGAAACCCGTCGAGTAGGAGTAGGTACGCCCTGCCAAGATGATGCAGCGAGAGCAGGCGGGCAGATTCACCACCCGCATGTACGACACCCATTGCTTATTCGCGGCCATGCCAACCTCGACCGCGCCCCGGCTGGCGTCTGCCGCCTGCGTGGCCGCCAGCATTGTGATTCCGGCTGTTGCGCGGCGCATCGCCTCGTTCGGATCCACGCCCTCGGCGAGCAGCCGCTTGAACGCGATGATCGGCTGGTACATGAGCGACTCAAGGGGACGCCCGTCCGATGCGACACCAGAGAATGCCTCCGGCGCCACCTCAAGATCCGGCATCACCAGATTTTGCGCCTCAGCGAGATCCCGCAGATACGCGGGGGCAGTCGCCGCGGCCTCCAGCTGTGCCCGCGCCACCGTCTGGACGATCGACGGGCCGACACCCGCCTGCCACGACTCCGTCAGCCGATCCTCATCCAGCCGCCGCCACAACCCGAGGATCGCGGCGATCAGCGACAGGATGATACCTCGCTGCCGCTGCTGGTGAACGCGGGCAATCTCCTCCGGCGCCGCCACCGGCTACTCCTCCGAGTCGGAGCCGGCGAACGGGTCCTCGCCTGGCTGCGCGGTCGGCGGGCTCTCGGGGAGCTGCATGCCGCCGTTCAGCATCTGGTTCACCGGGTCCCGCTCCGCCTGCTCCTCCACCATGCGCATCACACGCGCCACCTCGGGAGGCTCAAGCCCGTACTGCTCGGCGATCCACTCCAGCGGGAAGCCGATCGTCTTCATCTTCATAAGCGCGTCGACCTTCTGACCGAGCGCCCGGAACTGCGTGTCCGCCCACAGGACAACACCGCGGCGGCACGCCTTCGCCTTGGCCTCGTCGTCCATGGCGAGCGCCATCAGGGAGTTGATCTCCCGGATGCCGCTGTTGCTGTAGACGATCCGCTCGCCCGTCTTCGACACCAGGCCGGTTTCGGCCGCGGTCAACGCCTCGGCGGACAGGTTGGCGACCTTGCCGATCAGGTAATGGGGCGGGGTTCGTGTCTGCGCGGCGATGTGCTCGATCGCCCGCTCGATCACGCTGCTGTAGGCGGTCAGGTCCGCCGCCGGCCAAGAGCTGACCTTCGCGTTCTCGCCCGGAATCCACAGGATCCGCTCGTTGATGAGCGTGTCCAGCTCCAGCGGGCGCTTGCCGATCACCTGGCCTTGGTCGTCCAAGATCGGGATCTGCGGTACGTCCGTACCCATGACGACCCGCTGCGGGAGGCTCGCGAAGTCCAGAGCGTTCAGGAGATATGACCACACCAGGTTGATGGCGTCCTGCATGGCCATCACGCCCGCGATATCGCTGATCGGATCGTCGTCGAGCAGCGTCTGATTCCGCAGCTCCACCATCGGAACGCGGCCCATCGGGTTCGGGATCGGCCACGTGTCATCGGAGCCGCCCTGGCGGGGCAGCCACCCCTCAGGGCCGGCTGAACGTACGACATCACTCCCAGCAGGGACGATCAGCCCGGTCACGCTGTAGCCGTTGCGCGCATACCTGGGCCGGGAGAACTTCCACACGCTCACCGACGTATACAGGGTCGCGTACTCGGTTGTGTCGTCCGACCAGAGCTTCAGTGCCGCGGACGCCCGCCCCGTCTCGGAGTCGTAGCCGACGATCGCCTGGTCGGGCCTCTCCCACGTCACCCGAGGCTCATCCTCGTCGACCGGGTTACCCCACACCAGGCAGTACGCGCGGGCCGCGGCCAGCATCACCACGAACGCTTCTGACGAACCGCGATCGCAGTCAGCGACCTTCCATGCCTCCGACAGATCCTTGTCCGCCGTCTGCTCGCCCGGGAGGCGGATGCCGAGGACATTCATCCGCTCGGCCGGGGCCGCCGCAACCGGTGCGGTCCAGTTGTCGGAGAACCCGTTGAATCGGTCCGCGAAGTAGTCGCGGAATTCCGGCGAGGCGTAGTGGAGCTTGTGCTTGCCCTTGTAGTAGTCGAGCCGCTTCGTCGTCTCCGTCTCACGGCGCCGCAGTTCGTCCGCGAGCCGGTTCAGGAGGGAGACCGCCCGGCGCGCCTCGTCCGCGTTAGGCCCTTCAATGGGCAGAGGCATAGCCACCGGGCGTCACCTCCGTCTAGTCGATGACGCCGTATAGATCAGGTTCTCGGAAGGCTTCTCGATCACGAACAGGCCGGCGGCGAGAGCATCGCCGTACGCCTCATGGGCGAGCACTGAACACACGGTCAGGTCGATCTTCTGTGTGTGGGACGCCTTCGCCAGCACGTACCGCTGGCCAGGCCGAGGCGCTTTCCTCGTGTTGCGTATGTGGATCGCGGTGAACTGGCAGCCGTCGTGAATGAACGGCGAATCCGCCTTGCCCACATCGATCAGCAGTCGCTCGTTGGCGGCGTGCATCTGAATCGGCCGGTAGGTGGCCCAGCGGATGACGACCTTGTCGCCGTACTTCTCCGCCCACGCGTCGATCTCCGACTGCCAGCCGGGAGGGTCCGCGTACATGCGGACCACCCGATAACGCGCCACCAGCTCGTCCAGCGCCGCGGCCACCTCAAGGCGGGGCACCTGGCCGCCGTAAGCGGCCGGATCCCACACCGTAGGCGCCCTGTCCGGGCCGAACGTGGGCGTGAACTGGTAGCCATCAGCTGTCTCCGCTCGGATACCCGTCCAGTCGTCGCTGTCCGAACCGTCCATGCCGAGCACGATCGGCACCCCATCGGGGACCTCACGCGGTGCGCCCCGGGAATCCCAGACGTCGCCGTCGATGAAGTGGCCCTTGCCGTACACGATCCGGTTGCCGAAGAACCGCTCCGCCTGCGCAGGGTCGTTCTCCATCAACTCTCCGCACTCAGCTTCGATCATGTCGACGCTGGCGTGAGGAGACCCCGCGTAGTTGAGGCGCAGAAGCTTGCGACGTTCCGCCTTGTTCGCGAACGACAGGTTCACCGGCGGCGGCTCGTAGAACCGGAAGACATCCTTCGCCTTGCCCTCGAACGTCCGCTGAGCCGTCGAGCTCTCGGACGGGTCGAAGCAGTTCGTCGTCTCCATCGACCGGCCGCCCATACCCGCGGCGCCGCGCCGCATCGTCTCGGCGACCTTCACCAGCTTGTTGCTCGCGGTGTACAGCTGCGACTCGTCCTGCAGACAGAAGATCAGCGGGTTGCCGAGCCGCGACATGGCGCTCGACGTGACCACCTCGACGATGCCGTCATTCGGCAGCCGGATGAACCCCTCACGGACCTTCATCTTCTCCGAGAGCCGCGGCCCCTTCGCCATCGCCTGCAACGGCCGGTAGACGTTGTCGACCTGGTTCTCCGACGTGGCCAGCAGTTGGATCAGCGGAGTCGGCCACGGCATGCCCATCGGCTCGCCGGGCTTGTACTGGTAGCGCCACCCGCACCCGCACGCGTGATCGGCGCAGTCGTAGACCTCGCCGCCCTGCGCCCAGCCGGCGAACACCACCGGCCCGACAGCCTCAGCGCAGATGATCGCCGCAGACCACGGACCCTTGCCCGTCTTCTGGGGGGCGATGATCTGGGAGCGGCGGTAGAAGAACGCCGCACCGCGGGTCGGGACGCCGTTCTTGTCCAGCGGCTTCGCGCCCGGCCTGACCCGGTAGTGGTTGAGCGTGCACCACAACTGCCAGTCGTACATCCGAAACGGGCGCCCCTTGGAGAACCCGTCCGGGACGATGCAGTGCCGCTGAATCCACGACGGGACGATCCACAAGGTGGGGAAGGTGACGACGTACTGGTCAGCCGCCCGTGCCATCAGTCACGACCGTGAAGCGGGAGCGCACGTCCTCCGCGTCGTCATCCAGGATCTCGTCCTTCTCCTGGCGCTTCGCGGCGACATCATCCTCGGCGATCTTCCAGCCGTTCTCTTTCATCCCAGCCGGCGTCAACCCGATCTGATCTGCGTACCGGATGACCACGTTGCCGAGCGCAGCAGACGCGTCTTCCGCCTCCATCCGGACAGACCAGCGCACCCACATGGCGACGGCACGCCATCGCCAGGACTGCACCGACCACGCGGCGGCCTGAGGCGTTCTCCACGCCTCGGCCCACACTTCCAGCTCACGGCCAGTCGGCGCCGGCATCGGGAACTCCGGCGGTGCGCCGTCGAACCCCTCGGCCGGGAGCGCGGTGAAGACCACGCCTCGCCGCTCGGACCTGCCGGACTTCTCGTCAAGCTTCGGCCCCGATCGGTTCCGGGCACCTCCACGAGCCATTTGGATCATCTCCTCTGCCGCGTTGCGCGACATCGAGGCGGCAGTCACATTGCGTGACCGCCAGGAATGTCTGTACCGTCCGCG